CTTGGCGAGGTCATGGCGAGGGCCCGCGGCGTCTGGCCGCTGCTCAAGGACGACGCGACCGCGGCCAACGGGATCAGGCTGCTCCTGTCCGACAAGCGCGCCAGCAAGGCCGAGGTGCTGGACGCCATCGCCGGGGCGGCGCTGGAGCAGCGGCGCAAGGGCATCTTCGTGGACCCGGGCAAGGTGTTCGCCAACCTGAACAGCGCGCGCGTGTTCGCCAGGATCGCCCGTGACCTCGGGGGCGCGAAGTGACGACGGCCCCCACGCACCCGATCCGGCGCGTGCCCCTCGTGGACCTGCGCCGTGACGGCGGTACCCAGGTGCGCGCCGAGATGAAACCGGAAACCGTCGACGCCTATGCGGAGGCGTTGAGCGAGGGCGCCGACTTTCCGCCGGTGGTCGCGTTCTTCGATGGCGAGGTCTACTGGTTGGCAGACGGGTTCCACCGCGTCCTCGCTCACGAAAAGGCTGGGTTGGTGGACGTGCTCGCCGAGGTCCTCAACGGGTCCAAGCGCGACGCCCTCTTCTTCGCCATCGGGGCCAACGCCAAACACGGCCTGAACCGCACCAACCAGGACAAGCGCCGGGCCGTCGAGTTCTTGCTGAAGGACAACGCATGGGCATCCAACTCGGACAACTGGATTGCCTCGGTTGCCCACGTCTCACAGCCATTCGTCGGCAAGGTTCGCGCTGACCTCGCCGCGACTTATAACGGTTATAAGTCAACCGAGCGCACCGGCAAGGACGGGCGGACCATTGACACGTCCGGTATCGGGAAGGCCAGGCCGGCGGCGCCCGTCGAGGATGCGCCCCCACCGGCGCCGCCGCCAGCCCCGGCGCGTCACCCTGTCCTCGATGAGATCGACGGCGCAGCGGACCTCCGCGCCCTCGACGCCGCCTTCAATCGGGTGGCGCTGGCCGGACTGAGCGAGGACGACAGCGACGCGGCAGGCGAGGCGTACCGGCGCCGGTCCTCGGAACTTCGGGAGCAGGCGACCCCGGCGTCTGTCCCGGTGGCGCCCCCGCCATCGACGACCCCGAAGGCACAGGCCGCCCTGTTCGCGGACGCCCTCGCTGCCGCGCCACCATCGGACGCCGGGGAGGTCGAGGCGCTGCGGGCCGAAGTCGCAGCCTACCGCGCGTGGATCGCCTCGCTCCGGGAGCGCGCCGAACACCTTCCCGTCCTCGTCAAGAACTCGACGCCCAACCTGGACCGGGCACGGAAACTCGTGGAGCTGGCCGGCAGCCCCAACGAGAACGAGGCGCGCAGCGCGGCGATGCAAGCGTGCCGGATGATCCGGGAGCAAGGCATCCGGCTCGCGTCCGACAACCCGCTCGTGTCCAGCGATCCGCTCGACCTGGCGCTGAGGGGTCTCTACGACGCTGCGAGGCGCGCTGGGGTGGTCCTGTGAACTTCCGCAAGTTCGCCGCGCTGGCCGACATCACCACCGTCCTCCCGGACCTCACGGAGACGGAACTACGCCGCCTTCTCGCCCTAGCCCACGGACTGCGCCGGGAGCGGACGCCGGCCCGGGAGAGCGTCCGGGCAACGACCCTGGCCAGCGAGGCGTTGCCGGCCGTCGAGGCGGCGGCGCTGGCGCTGGACCGCCGGGAGCACCTCTACGCCGCCAGCCTCGCCCTCTACGCGATGCGCGACCACGTGGCCGCCGAGTCCCGCGCCCGGGTCCGGGCTGGCGAGGCGGCGCTGGACGAGGTGATCGCCGCCCTCGACACGCTGCACCCGGAGCCCGTGGCCGCGCTGGTCCTGGCGCTCCGGGCTGCGGACCAACCCCCCACCTGACTCCCCCTGAAACGCCAGCGGCGCTCATCCGGGTGGAGAGCGCCGCCGAGGCAGCCCGCTGTAACCAGCAGCGGGCACGTCGTTCCGCCCGCGGAGATTGCAGTGACCGAAACGAAACGACCCCTGATTCCTACCACGACCCCCGCCGGGGTCAACGCCTGCGAGGTACTGTGATGGCTGACCGTTATCAAAAGGTCTACGTGAAACTCTGGACGGGAGACACCTTCCGCCCGTTGTCGCAGCGCGGCCGGATGCTGTGGCTGTACCTGCTGACGTGCCCCGAGACGACGATGATCCCCGGCGTGGTCCCCACGTCGCTGGGCCTCATGGCCGACCGGCTCGGGTGGACCACGGACGAGGTGCGGGAGACCATGGGCGAGCTGGAGCAGAACGGCGACGCCGCGTTCGACCCGGCTGGCCTCGTGTGGCTCCCGCGCGGCGTCGACCACAACCCGCCGGACTCGTCCAAGAACGTGAAGGGCTGGGCCCGTCACTGGTCAGAGGTGCCGTCGTGCCCGCTGAAGTTGGCGGTCTGGTCGTCCCTCCGGTCGTGGCTGGCCATGAACAAGGGCGAGGTCACCGCGGTCTCGTTCGAGGAGTCCTGCAAGCGCCCGGTGCTCAGCGGGCGGAAAACCTCGGGTCAGATGCCCCATGCCATGCCCCATCGGGAGGGCCATGCCGTGCCCCATGCCATGCCCCACCCGATGCCAGTAGCAGGAGCAGTAGCAGAAGCAGGAGCAGAAAACCGAGAGAGCGCGTGTGCTGGCGCACCCGCCCCCGCTCGCGCGTTGGATAAGTCCCCCCAGACCTCGCCGTCCGGCCACGTCGTCGCGGAGGTGGTCTCGACGGAGCCGCCCCCATCCCGGACCCCACCGGCGCCCGTCGAGGTCGTCGCGTCCTCCCCGACCGTCACGACCGCCCCGTCCTCGCACGCAACCGGCCCTCTCGCTGCGAGCGCCGCCCAGGACGATGACGAGCCCCCGCCCGCCCAGCGGTGCCCGTCTACGCCCCGTCCCGGCGCCTCCGTTCAGGCAGCCCCGCCGGTGACCCCGGCGCCCCCGGTGGCTACCCCGTCGGCGCCCGCCCAGCCCTCGCTCCTGCCGGACCTGGACGCCGCGCCCGCCGAGGACGCGCCGCCGGTGGCGATCCCCCGGGTCGCGGACCTCGACGACCGGACCCCGGCCAACCGGGTGCTGCGTGCCTGGGGGTCGCAGATGTACCGCGCCCACCAGCAGCCCCTCGCCACGGAAGCCCGGCGCCGCGTCGTCCGGGACCGCCTGCGGGTGTTCAGCGAGGCGGACCTGATCCGCGCCCTGACCGGTGCCCTGACCGACCCCTACGTCAACGGCCGGTCCGACCGCGCCCCGTCCGGTGGGCAGCGCGACATCGCGTGGCTGTTCGCCAAGGTGGAGCGGGTGGAGGGCTTCCTCCGCGCCGTCCCCGCACCGCCCCCGCCACCCTCGCCCCGGCCCGCCCCGAGGATGCCACCCCCGCTCAAGCCCGGCGAGGTCCGGCCGGTCATCAGCGTCGAGGACTACGAGCGCAACGCCTTCGCCCCGGTTCTGCCCCGGCGCATGACCGCCGCGGACCTCGCGGCCTACGAGCAGGGAGGCGCCCATGTCGGCTGAACCCCGTACTGCCAGCACCAGCGTGCGTGCCATCCACCCACCCCCGCACCACCTCGACGTGGAGGCCGCGCTGCTGGCGGTCCTCATCCTGGGGGAGGCGACGCCGGTGGACCTGACGCCGCTGCGCGCCGAGCACTTCTTCAGCCCGGCGCACCGGCACATGTTCGAGGCCGTCGTCGCCATCGTCGCCGAGGGCGCCACGCCGGATCACGTCACCGTCACGGGCAAGCTCCGGGAGATGGAACGCCTGCCCGACGTGGGGGGCATCCCTGCCATCAGCCGCATCCTGGACGAAGTGCCCTCGATCCCGGACCTGCCGGAAGCGGTCCGGCTCGTCGTCGACGCATGGGCCCGGCGTGAGGTTGGGGCCAAGGCCCAGCGGTGGCTCGCTGCCGCCCGGCGCCAGGGCAGCGACACGGCGCAGTTCCTCGCCACGATCCGCAAGGAAGTCGAGGCGCTGGAAGAGGCCCGGTCGCAGTCGGACGCGGCGACCGACATGCTGGCCGGGTTCCAGTCGGACCTTCGCACCATCCACGACGCGGCCAACGCCCAGGCGAAGACCGTGCGGACCGGCTACCCGGGCATGGACCGGGCCATGGACGGCGGGCTGTGGGAGGGCAAGACCGTCGTGATCGGCGCCCGGTCCGGCTGCGGCAAGACCGCCGTGGGGATCAACCTGGCGCTGCGCTGCGCCGAGACCCCACCCGAGGACGGCGGCGGCGGCGTGCTGTTCGTCAGCGCGGAACTCCCAGCCAGCGAGATCCGCCAGCGGTTCGTCTGCCACGAGGCCCGGGTGAGCATGGCGGACTACCGCTCCGGCCGCGCCCTGGACCACATCACGCCGTGGGTGTCGCACCTGGCCCGGCAGCCCATCCACGTCGACGAGCAGAGCCGCACCATCGAAGCCGTGCGCGCCAGCGTGCGCCGGCACAAGCGGCTGCTGGAGTCGCGCGGGCAGCGCCTCCGGCTGGTGGTGGTGGATTACTTCCAGGAGCTGACCACGCTGGCCACCCACGACCGGCTGATCGACCGGCTCAAGGCGGTCTCCGACGGGTTCCGGCAGATGCGCGCGGAACTCCCGGAGGCCACCCTCGTCGTCCTGGCGCAGCTCAACCGCGACGGCGCCAAGGGGGCCCGGCGCCCCATCCTGTCCGACATCGCGGACTGCGACGAGATCGGGCGCTCGGCGGACACCGTGGCGATGCTCTGGCAGCCCGACCCGGACAAGAACCCGGACGACGTGGAGATGGTGTTCCCGAAGAACCGCGGCCTCCACCAGCACATCCGCCCGGTGTTCCAGCGCAACCAGCCCTGCGGCGTCCTGACCGAGAAGGAGCAGCCATGAGCGCCGCCGCCCTCACCCTGGCGCTATTCGACGACGTGCCCCCCGCGCCATCGCCACCACCACGCACCGCCCTGCCGCGCCCCCGGATGCTCCCGGTCCCGGTCCAGGGCGTGCTGCCCATCGTGCGGCTGCCCGTCGTGCCCGACTTCCACGCGGCCACCGCCGGGCTGTGCCTGGCCCAGCAGGACGAGTGCAGCGAGGTCGACTGCCGCTACCACCTGGGCGGCATCCGGGAACTGGCAGGCGAACGCTACGGCTGTGCGCTGGCCGTCGCCAGCGAACACCAGGGCCTCCCGCCGGTCACCGTCGCCGCCCTCCTCGATGTCCCGGAGGGGCTGGTCCAGGAAGCCGAGCACCGCGCCCAGGGCTACGCCGCCGCGGAGTTGGCCCGGGTCCAGGACGAGGAGCGCCAGGACGCCGAACGCGCCGCCCGTCGAGAGGCACACATCCGAGCATGGCGCGAGCGACACCGCCGGTAGCCCGACCCCTGCCGGCGGGCGGGTAGAGTCGGGGTCATGAACAACGAAGACATCCTCGCCTTTTCGGACCTCGCCCACGCCCTATCCACCGGCGGCTACGCGATCCAATCCGGGGTCAGCCCCGCCGAGAAGTGGGCGCTATGCGTCGTCGACAAGCACGGCAAGAGGCTGCCGGATGCGCTGGGCGTCGACGGGTGCGGCACGATCCGACGCGCCATGGATGAGGCGGTTCGCCAGCTCGACGACGCCCCGCTACCGGGCAAGGTCCACCGCGCCCTCGACACCTGGCGCCGCCGCCACGAGACCCCCACCGGGGTGGAGTTAGGCGTCGTGCCCGTCGACTGGAGCAAGTACCCGCCGGACTGGAAGGCCATCGTTGCCC